CTGACACATATAAATATGGAATTAGAACAAATCATATTTATTTATTATCATATTATTATAATTTATTGAATATCAATAATACATTCTATTATTATAAAAAAGAAGGTGATATATATAGTGTAAATCCTCATATTAATTATTTTAATGAAAATCCAGATGTTTTAATTTTTCAAAATAGTAATGATATTTCGAGTTCAAATATAAACAAAAGAATAATACATGAATTTAAAAATATTGGAAATTCTGAAATTAATTTTAATGAGGCTAAATATAAATTAGATTTTATATTTTTAAATAATGATTTTTCATATAGTACTGATAATTGCGGTCATTCTATATGTGCTATACATTATAACGGAAAACAATATATATATGATACTACACATACTTTAAATAGAATTAATTGTAGCGGTTATGATAATGATTTTAAAATACCATGTTCTCTTATAAAACAAGATTGGATTAATTTAAAGGGTTGTTATAAAAGTAATCAGTGTACATTTATTAAAATTGATAAAGAACAACTAAAATCAGAAAGAAATAGATATGAATCATTATGTTTTTCAGATAAAATAGATAATACAATTTATGTATATGTGAAAATTTAAGTATTTTATATTTAAGAAGTTATTAATTATTTATAATTAACAAATGCAAGGTTTACTTGATACAAAAAAAGAATATATTGATATTATATTAGATAAATTTACAGTTCCTATATGTACATATATTTATGATATATATAAAGGATGTAAAAATATTCAAGAATTTCAAAATAAAATGGCAAATATTAAAAATTGGAATAATAATATTATAAATGAATCATATATTAATATTACTACATCTAGTAAATGTAAATTATTACCAAAAATATTGCGAGAAGTAATAGTTATTAATGTAATGTTAAAAACAAATAAAATAAATGCAAAAAAAATAAAAACAATTAATGTTGAAGATTTTATTCATAAATGTTTAATAAATACTGGATTATATTGTTGGAAAAATGCATATTTATTTTCTCATAAAAATTTAAAACCCTGTGAAAAACAATATCATTTAAATATTGTTGAAAAAAATATTAAAAAAATTATTAAATTAACTATTAGAGATTGCACACCATATGAACTATTCTTAAACGACGACGAAACCGAAGTCGAAGAAGAAGAGGAAGAAAGTGATGAGGAAGTTGAAGAAGAGGAAGAAGAAGAGGAAGAAGAAGAGGAAGAGGAAGATGAAGAAGAAGAGGAAGAGGAAGAAGAAGAAGAAGTTAAGACTGAAGTAAAAGATGAGGAAGTTGAAGAAGAGGAAGCGAAGACTGAAGTAAAAGATGAAGTTAAACCAATAATTGTTAATACAGATGATATGAAAATAGTAGATTATGAATCATCAAGTGATATTGATGTTAGTGAAAAGTCTATAACTATCGACGTTGCTGATAATGATAATAAAATTATAAATGAAGAAGAAGTTACAAATGATAAAATTATTGAGGAAAAACTCAATAAAAATTCTATAATGGCAAAAACTATAATTGATAGTAGTAGTTCAAATGAAGAAGATGAAGATGCAGAAACTGAAACTGAAGCAGTTGATGAAAAACAAATAAAAAAACAGGCATTATTTCAAGAATCAAGTTCAGAGGATGATGAAACTAATTATTCTAGTGATATTAGAACTATTAAAATAAAAACAAATAAAAACAGATATTATAGTTAAAATCTTGTTATTTTTTTTGTATTATAATATACACATATTTTAATCAAACATCGTGATATTAATATTTTTGTAAATAATGTATTTGTTTTATCATACAGATTAATATTTATACGTGAAAATTGAGGTTCAATAGGATTTATCATATATGCTCCTTCATTTTCATTAAAATTATTAAACATAGTAGTATAATCACTAGCTATAGCTGTTGGATAAATTTTATTAGTATCTATTATAATTGAATCATAATAAGAAACGTAATTAATACCATTTGCAGTATTAATAGCACCAGTAGTTCTATTATAATTATTTAAATCAATATAAATAGGGTCTAAATTATTTATTGGATGTCCAGGACCCATATTGCTATTAGCAATTGAAACTGCAGCATGTAATATTTTAATTTTATAAACATCCCTTAATGGTTGCATTAAATTTACATAAAAACTATAAATATTACTATTATTAAAAATAGCATTAGCACTATCAATTATAACTATTCTATATTCTCTGTTATCTTCCATATTTAATTATTAAATTTATAATAATTTTATGAAATTACGCAACATTTATTATTTTTCATTTTAATTTCATTTGTCGGCGATGGATGAGGAGGAATATATGGTTCATCAAATATAACAGTATCTGTTGATAATTGCTCTTCATTCACATCAACATTTAAAATAGTAAAACGTCTAGATGTAATCATATTTTATAATATATAAATAAATCTTTAATATAAAAAATTATAAATGAATTCAATAAATAAAATATTTGTAATAAATTTAGATAAGGATAATCACCGATTTGAAAAATGTAAATATCAATTTCAACAATTTAATATTACTAATTATGAACGATTTAAGGGAATTCATGGTAAAGAATTATCAAAAACTGAAATAAGTAATTTAACTACGAGTATTGGTAAATATATAGTCTCTAAAAATATGGTAGGATGTGGGATTTCTCATATTAAATTATGGGAAAAAATAGTTAATGAGAATATTGAAAAAGCGTTAATTTTAGAAGATGATTTTATATTTAAGGACGATTTTTTGAATAAATTTAATAAAATTATTGAAAATACACCAATAAATTATGATATGATATTCTTAACATCAAATTTTATTCATAATAAAACATTAAAATTATATGACATTAATGAATATTTTTATAAACAGTCGTTAATATCTCAGACATTAGGTTATATAATAACTTTAAATGGTGCAAAAAAAATTTTAAAAGATATTAATAAAGTTACATATCATATTGATGTTGAATTATGTCTAAACTCATTATTATATAATTATAACATTATTTCGGTAAAAGATGAATTAATATATCAAACATTCGATGAAAGTAATAATACGAATGATAGATATTATCCATTATTATTAAATACGTTAATAACTGATAATACTGTAAATTATATTTATAAAACTATATTGATATCTTTTTTTGATTTTGAAATAAATTTTAATGTTATTATAATATTTTTAATGGGATATTATATATTTCAATATGCAAATGTATTATTAATTATTGAATATATGTATAAACCTAATAATACAATTTTAGGTAATTTTTGCATATTATCATTAGGTTTTTTATTACAATTATATAAAAAAATGATTTAAGACTATGAAAATAATCTTTATATGTCTTGTCTACGGTTTTTATCAAAAAAAAGAGATATTTTCGCATTATTTACATCAAAACAAGCAAGAGACGAATATAAAAAGTTGAAAATGAATATGTCGTTTATTGGCAATAGTAAACCTAAAAGTGTTTATTATGGATATTCGAATGATATAGATGATTCGTATATTATACATGGATTAAATTCATTATGTTATTGTGAAATACATATTTCAATAACTACAAATCCATTAAGATTAGTATTAAGTTATATAAATACAGAATTAACTGGCAAATTAACGAAAAGTGATACGTTTCACATTTATAATATTACTTATAAAAATATTAACAATATTACTGAAATAACACAATTTGATATTTATAACGCAATACAAGATTATTATCATATTTATAAATCAATACCGTCAAATGAAAAAATGATAATTGCTACATAATTTTTTTTATTTATTATAATGAGTATTAGAATATTTTATGAATCACCAATTGTATTAAATGATACAGTTATATGTGAATGGAATAATGATACTGATTTTGATGACTATTTAGATTGTAAATTTGGTAATATTCATTATAAATTAATAAACGACTTATTAATTTTAATAAATATATATAAATATGATAAATTAATTACAATACTTACTAATCCTAAAATATCAGATGATAATATTAAATTACTTCGAAATTATTATGAAGAATGCTTAAAAGTTGATAAGGATATTAGTGAATGTTTAATAATACATTTTCAAAATATAATGAAATTATATCAAAAAATTAAAGCTATACCAGTATTTACTGATTTTATATTAACACATATTAAACCAACAAGCATTACTAATGCAATTGAAACTATTAAAGATAAAGATTTATATCTGTATAGAGGATTTAATATTTATAGTGACAAAGTTTTTAATGTGATTGAAAAGAATAAAAGAGGCGATATAATAACTAGTCCTATATTTTTAGCGACATCAGTTGTTAAAGAAGTTGCTATGCGTTTTATGTCGTCTAGTGCTGAAATACCATTAGAAAAAAAAGTTATGTGGAAAATTATAATTCCAAATAACTTATTAAATATTTTTAATTATGTTTATTTCGGCTCATATATAAATTTAGACATTAAACCAAGTAATGGCGAATATAAAGAACATGAAGTATTAATTAATATTGGTGCTAAATTAAAATTTATTTCGAGAGATATTGAACGTGGAACATATAAATATAATGGTAAATATTATGAAAATGAATATATATTATTTACATATGAATTTGTTGGTTGGAGTAATACATTTATTAAAAATATTACAGAAAAAATATCATTCTTTATAAAATCATTAAGCAATACTTTAGAAAGTGATGCTATAGAACCTGTAGATGAACCTTTAAGTGATGGACCTAAAATTACAAAGCGCAAATTAAGTGTTATGAAATTACGTACTAGAAAATAATTATAATATTGGGATGATATTATTATATAAATGTTTAATCATTTGTTCCCATCTGTAGTTAGTTAATATATGTTGTCTTCCTCGTTGTGCGTGTTTGTTCATCAAATCAGGCGAACTGAAATATCGCCAGAAACCTTCGGCTACATCATGTGGGTCGCAAATTTCAGCAACACCACCAATACCATTACCCTTCAAATCTAAATAAATATTTACTTTTGGTTTAATTAAAATGGCTATATCATCATTCAAAAATTCACGCATTCCACCAACATACGCTGATACCTGAGCTTTACCAACTGCTAAACCTTCAAACCCGCATAATCCAAATCCCTCTCCATCTGCAGTATTTAACCCAACATCACATGAATTATATAAGATATTAATATCACGATCTGATAATTGCTGAGGCATATTTACAGATATTATAGTATTTTTAGCATATTCGAATGGCACATCTCTAAATTTAATTTCATTTTCGAATACATCCATTAAATTCCAAAAACCGTCCATTTGTGTTCCTACAACTAATTTAATAGGTCGTGATGTATGTTTATTAACTTTACAATCTTTTTTTGTAATTGTTTTTGTTACATTAACATGATAATGGCGTTCAACAAATTCAGCCCATGCCATAATAGTCGTATCCCATCTTTTTCGTGGCTGATTTCTATTTAAATTTAATACCATAAAATCTTCTTCATTATAATTATTAAAAATACGTGCTATTTTCTGGTCAATAGGATAATATAAATTATGATCAAAGCCATGAGGTAATATATGAATTGTCATTTCTTTTTTAATTCCAAGTTTATATGCAATATCACGCCAATAGGGAGTGAATGCAATAATAGAATCAAAATAAGTATTTAATAAATGTATATATTCGCGTTTTTGATATGTATAAACTTGATCCATATATGAAATTAATTTGAATTTATGTTTAAAATTTCCACATTCATTAATAATAGTTGCTGTTAATGCTGTAGTAATCATAGAATCATTAAAAATAATTATAATGTCTTGTGGATGTTTTTTAATATAATCTCCTATTTCTTTTTCTCCGAATCCATTTCTTTTAGGTTCTTCACTCGCATAAGCATCGTGAATAATAACATTTGGATTTATCTCATTTCTTATAGCAATTTGTGATTGACTGTTTATAAAATTTTGAAAACCATATATAGTTAATTCAATATCTTCATAATTTCCTAAATATTTTGTTATATAATACATAACACGACTATATCCATTACTTTGATGAATATGTGTTCCTGCTAATAAAATTCTTTTTTTTCCATTTTTGGATGGATACCACCAATTATCCATTTTTAAATCAGCTATCACATTACTAGTGCTATTACTTATAATACTTAAACTCATTTAAACAAAATTATTATAAGTATATGAAAAAATCTTTAAATCAATATATTTTTATAATAAGGTTCTAATATTTTATTCATTAATAAATCTGGATTCAAATTTTCATTTTCTAAAATTGCATTTAATAGTTGTTCTGAAAATCCAGAAATTAATGATGTATTTTCCATATTATTATCGATTGGAAAGTTATTATAAATACCATTCAAATTCCAATAAATCAATTCTGGAACTTCTTTATTAGAATTCTTGAATTTATTTATAAATTCGTTATGCATAGTTGTTACATCTGTTGTATGTATAGCAGAGTTAAATTGCATATCGCTAAAACAAATTAATTTTTTATATTCGATATTACTGTTGATAATTAGATCTGCTACTTTTAAAAAATCTGTATTTAAACCGAATGGCGATTTTAAGATATCTGTTATTTTCTGATGTAATTTCTCTCCTTTCACTTCCAAAAATACTGGAGAATATGAAAAAGTTATAATTTTATTATGAAGAAAACCAGTATTTATTGATGATATTAATAATCCTAATGCAATTGATACATATATTGGTTTAACTGTAGATGAACCCGAAAACATAGAACCAGAAACATCAACAATAGGTATAATACCTGCAACATTTTTATAAGTATTAACTAAAGTATCCCACTGGAGTTCAAGAGTTTCATCAAATACTAAATTATTATCCATATATTTTTTAATAATTTCATGGGGTAATAATCCTGTTAATTTCATAGTAATTTTATTTTCAGCTACATCTTTCAAATATGCCGAATACGATTCATTATCATTTTTAATAAATGTTTTTTTATATTTTCTTAAAGCTCCGGCTGGTATTTTAGAATAATTAATAGACGACCAATCTTTATTACATAATTTAGTTTCAACTAAATCTAGCGATTTTCTTAATGGAATAATATATTCTTTTCTATATCTCACATCATAATTTGTAATATTATCAAATAAATATCGAGCAACACGTATAGTTTTATTTGTATTTGGATTAATAGCCCATTTAGCACATAACGAAATATTTTCATTATTATTTAAAAGTTCTTTATCTTTTTTTAATTGTTCGGCAAATAACCAATATTCATAATTATTGTTTTTAGTATGATTAATAATAAAATTTAAATCATTCCAACAACCATAATTATTTATATATGATAATATATTTTTTTTATAAATTTTATTATCGATTTGTTTTAACCATATTAAACATCTATTACTAATCGCTTTTTCTTTTTTCCCCTTAAGCCTGTCACGTGCATTAAAGATAATAGCAATTGTTTTAAGTTTATCAGTATCCCATGATTTTTGCAAATATTCATGTAATGTTCCAATATTCATATTTCTTACTAATTGAGTGAATAAATCTAAATTAGCATTATTAGTAGTACTTAATAAACCATCCATTTAAATATTAATAAAGAATTATTTTTATATAAAGATAAGTTAATTATAATTAAATAGGATAGTATGTAATATATAGTTTCTTTTTTAGGTTAATTATTGTTATTTAGGTTAATTATTATAAATAATCCAAATAAGAACCTGTATATTATATATTATCCTCACTAATTATGCTAACAGCAAATTCATTTTTAAAGATAAAATAACGCATAATGTTCCTTTTATTTCGTATGAGATAATATTTACAGCAATACTTTAAATTAATAGTTGAATATTTATTTTTGTTATTTTACCTATGTTAATCACAGGTAGAATCGGAAAACATTCCCATAAATGAGTTTTAAATAAACTTTGAATTTTATAAGTTGTTGGATATAAATGTTTGATTCCTAATGAATAATCTGTCATATATTTATGCATCGATTCATCCATTAATTTCATACTTTGTATTGGCAATATTAATAATAATTGATATTTGGGATTTAAGAAATCACCATTATTAACGATCGGTTCAATTATATTAACTTTTAAATAATTATTAATATCTTTTGCTGTTGGCGGATAGTTATATGGATAATACCATTCATAATCTAATTCTAAACGTTTATAATAATTATACGTCCAATAAATACCTTTAATATAATTATTAGCAGCTAATGATATACATAAGCTATCAATATTCATATTAATATCAAATAAACGTTTATAATAATAATAACGCCATTTTTTATTATTGTTATACATTTCATATAAAACAGGGTCCTTATTTTTAATCGCATATTCTTGTGATTGTAATGTGAAATCTCGTGGTCTCTTCTCAACGTCTTTAGCAATTAATGCTATAATGTCATTATCTTCATTTTCACTAATACTATTAAATATATCTGTTAATGTTAATTGGTTAATTTTATTACTTTCTACTAAACTTCCATGTGTTTTTATTGCTTTTTCAGTAATTGAAATTAATGTATCTAAACCACCTGATTTAATATTTAAATTTAATATATGCGGTATAAAATCGTTACCTAAAATTGAACACATCACGCAATAACTTTCAATCAAATCAATATCATTTTCAATTGCCCATTTAGGACGTAATTCGCTAATAATAGCACGTTTTAAGTTGTCA